ACAGATGGTAATAAACTTCGTATTGTTGTTACTGCTGGATCAGTTGCGTCAACATACACGATAACTCTTTTCAAGGAGTCAGGTGTTGCAGATGACATCGATGACGATATCCTTCTTGAGCGTTATGAGAACGTGGTATTTAATGACCCAACATCTACAGATTTTGCAGAGACAGTCATCAACCTCGTTTCACCAAACATTGAAGTCAGCGATAGCGATTCTGGTGTTCCAGTTTCAACTACCTATCCGTTGACAGGTGGTTCAAATGGAACTGCTGTAGTTGCTACTGACTACACAAACTACAAGGCAAGCGGCGATGCAGTAATCGAAGACTTTGCCCCTATTGATCGCCCACTTGTGTTCTTCCTTCCAGACGTTAACTCGTTAGCATCAGGTAGTGCAGGAGTATTTGACACAGTAACTTCATGGTCAGAATCAAACAATGGATTTGTTGTTATTGATACTGATCCCGACTACACAGTTACAAATGCAATTTCGTTTGCTGGTTCTTTGACAGACACAAGCAATGCTGCTGTCTACTACCCGCACGTGTATATTGCTGATCCACTAGGACGTGGAAGTGGCGCCCTTCGCAAGATCGGTCCAGCAGGTTCTGTTGTAGGTCTCTACCTATCAACTGATGCAAGCCGTGGAGTGTTCAAGGCTCCAGCAGGTATCGGTTCAGCAATTCAAGGAATTGTTGCAATGGAGCGCTCTTTCTCATCTGCAGAACTCGACTCAATGAACGCAAGCACATCTCCAGTAAACCCAATCCGTCAGATTCCTGGCGCTGGTCTTTCTGTTATGGGTGCTCGTACATTGAAGCAAGATGGCACTGCTAACAAGTATGTCAACATGCGTCGCTCTCTCATCTACATCCGTAAGAACATCAAGAACCTTACTGAGTTCGCTATCTTTGAAAACAACGAGGAAAGACTGTGGGCACAAATCCGCACAAACCTCAATGTATTCCTAGGCGAATACAGGAACCAAGGTGGTCTACGTGGCACAACTCCAGCACAATCTTACTTCGTTAAGTGCGATGCTGAGAACAACAGTGCACAACAAATCGCTAACGGCGAAGTCCATATCCAGGTTGGTGTTGCATTGCAATACCCAGCAGAGTTCATCGTCATCGACCTCAGCCAAAAGACGCTGAACTAAACCGAAGGAGAAAAATAAATGGCAGTAATTAACAATCGGTCAACACTATTGACTGATCCATTACGTAACTTTCGATTCTTAGTTACGTTTCAACCACAGGGGAACATGGCTGATCTTGGCCTAACTAAAGCAACGCTTGGGTTTACCTCTGTATCAGGATTGTCGGTTGCTACCGACTCTATTCCTTACCGTGAAGGTGGCTACAACACCACTGTCCACCAGATTCCTGGTCAGACAACCTTCACACCCCTAACACTTCAGCGTGGTGTTCTTATCGGAAGCAAGCAGAACTGGGACTGGATGCGTAACTTATTTGCAACAGTCACTGCTGGTAACACCACTCGTGGAGTAGACCAGAACTTCCGTTGCGACCTAGAGATTGCAGTGCTATCGCACCCAATGCCTGGATCACCAAACCAGAACGACACAGCAGAAACATCAACAGACCACGTAGCGATGCGCTTCAAGGTGTACAACGCATGGCCTACCTCAGTTGCATACTCAGACCTTAACGCAGGTGACAACGCACTACTCGTAGAGCAGATGACGCTTGTTCATGAAGGCTTTGATATCAAGTGGGCTGAAAACTACACAGACACAAACACCAAATTCTAATAAAGGACTAACATGACGCAAACAATTAGTGCAGCGACTAACCCCGCATTGGCAAATAACTTGATTAATTCTGCATTGGCTGAGACGCCAGTACAGAAAGAAGTAAAGATCACACCTCCTTCGGACAACACTGTGAATCTCCCTGGTGGCTATCTAACAGCCACTGGGGAGATCATCACGGAGGCCGAGGTACGTGAACTTAACGGCTCTGATGAAGAGGCTATTGCTCGTTCGGCTAATATCGGTAAAGCAATCCTTACAATTCTTAACCGTGGAACAGTTCGTATCGGCAATCAAAAAGCCGATGAGAAGTTACTAGATCAACTACTCTCTGGTGACAGAGATATGTTGGTACTGGGAATTCTTAAGTCGACCTTCGGTAAGACCGCTGACATTGGCGGATACTGCGAAGGATGCGAAGAGGTAAAGACAGTACAAGTTGATCTTGATACAGACATTAAAGTCAAGGCTCTAATGGACCCAATCAATGATCGAATTTTTACTGTACAAGGAAAAACTCGTACATACACGGTGCAACTTCCTACAGGAGTCACTCAGAAAGAGATGCTGGTGAACTCTGACAAGACATCGGCAGAATTAACGACAATTATGTTAGAGAACACAGTGATGAAGATTGATGAGTCTCCAGTACTCAGCAAACTTCAGGTGCAGAACTTAGGTCTTGTAGATCGTCGCACTATCAGTGAAGCAATCAACAAGCGTCTATGTGGCCCTCAGTTCGATGCGGTTAAGGTGACATGCCCTGACTGCGAAAGTGAGGTATCTGTTCCCGTTAATTTCGGGACCTTGTTTCGCTTCTAGCGTTACGCCATACACGCATTTACTTGCGGAGTGGTCGGTCTTAACTAACGAGTACAGCGGATGGACACTAACAGAGATTAAGTCTCTGTCAGTCAGAGAACGTAAGAACTGGCTAGAGATAGCCAGTCAAACCAGTAGAAAGGGATAGTCATGGCTAACAAGATGGTTGCGAACATCAAGTCGCTGACTACAGAGACCCGTGGTCTAACCAAAGAGGTCGAGTCCCTTTACAAGTCAATTGAAAAATTAAATGCGATTGCTGGTAAAGCGTTTACAGATGTTAGAGGCGCTATAGATTCTTCTGGCGGTTCTATGGGACTGATGAAGGGAAATACTCGCCCTGGCGTAGGAACAGACAATGCACGGTTTACACAACCGCCTACGCCAACAGGAATGTCTCCTGCTGGCGGAGGAAACTCTATTTCTAAAAGTAAAACAACGTTTGCTCAAGAAGGACCTGAAGATCCAAACGTTGCAAGACTTCAAAAATACGGTGGGATTGCAAAAATGTTTATGGCACTTCCTGCGGGTGCCTATGCTGCAACTCCCGATGTTGGATTGACTATGGGCCGTGCTCTTGGCTACTACCAAGCAGGTTTAACATCACCAGGAATTAGTCGTAATCAATTACAACGAGCAACCTTCGGTGCAATGAGTGGAGGACTCTCCAGCGTTGGCTCTGATGCAATTGTTGCAGCGGGTCTTGCAGGTCGTGGATACACTCCTGGAAGTGCAAACTACCAACAGGCTGCTAGTCAAATTGGTGGAGCCTATAAATATTTAGGTATGGATAACGCTGTAGCAACACAGGCTATTGCTGGATTCCAAACTGGTCCTATGGGAGCAAACCTATACCAGTATGGAATTACCACACGAGATAATTCTGGAAAAGAAAAAACTCCAGGACAACTTGCAAAAGAGTTAATGAACGTAATGGGTGGAGGAAAAGCAACCACTCAACAAGTCCGTGAGTCATTCCAGCGTGGTGCGTTAGGTGCAAATTTAAAGACCATGGGATTTGATGCTGCACAGCAAGAGATCTTATATCAATCAATGATTGATCTTTCTGCTGGTAGAGACCCAGATCTTGCAAAACGGGGAAGTGCACAAGGCACAGATAAAAATTCAAACACCATGCTTACTGCTCAAGGAAGAATGAACGCCTCTCAAACAGGCTTAATGACTAAGGGCGAAGAGTCAATGATCAAGGGCTTTGAGAATGCTGCCGATACGGTAGAAGCATTTAACCGCGTTCTATCAAATGTTATCCAACCACTGTCTCAACTCAAGGGTCTTGTAGGAGGAGTTGGTGCTACAAATGTTGGCGCTGGTCTTGCAACCTCTGCTTCTCTGCTTGCTAGTGGCGTATCAGATCTTGCAAAAATTTTATTGTCAGGACTTACTAAAGGAAAAGGTGGAGGTCGCACTGGTTATGGTGCTGGATTTGGAATTGGTGGATCAACAGGTGGCTCACCAGTTGCAGGAGGCATAACTGCTGGCTATGGTGAAAAAGGTAGTGTGTGGAACGGTACTAACGGCACTCACAAAGGAACAGACTACGCAGTCCCAATAGGTACTCCAGTAACTTCTTGGAAAGAGGGCGTTGTATCTAACGAGGTTCTAGATTCAGGATATGGAACAGCAGTGATGATTGATCATGCTGATGGTCATCAAAGTATTTATGCTCACCTCAGTGCAAAAAGTGTAAACGCAGGAGACGCAGTAAAAGCAGGTCAACGTATCGGTAAGTCTGGTGCTACTGGAAATGTAACTGGTCCTCACCTGCATTTTGAACTTAGAAAAGGAAAGAATAACCCAGTTAATCCTGCGGGATATACAAGTGGTTCTGCTTTACTAGGAGGAAATTACATAAGCGGCGTTGTTGCGCCTACTTCAAGTGAGTTACTCTCTACTGGTTCTGCATCAAATACTTCAACTATGTCCTCAGGTTCTTCTGTAAATATGTCTAGCAGTGGAAGTCAAGCAGAGTTTGCTACAAGTTTACTAGCAGGATTAGGTGCACCTACAACTGAAGGAAATGTAAAAGCCTTAACAACATGGATGCGCTTTGAAGGTGGACACTGGAAAAATAGCGCTCAATACAACCCGCTAAATACAACTCTTACAGTTCCTGGATCAACGTCAATGAACAGCGTAGGGGTAAAGGCTTATGCAAACTGGAACGAAGGATTGCAAGCAACCATCTCTACCTTGACAGGCTCTAAGGCGGATGCTCGTGGGTATACAGCAATCGTCAATGCTCTTCGTTCTGGAACAGATCCTAACTCTGTTTTAAATGCAGTAAACAACTCTGCATGGCTTTCAGGAAAAACTAATAATCCTAAATACAAGTTTCCAACTATTAAAGGTGGAGGAGGCGTTGGTTATGGAGCGTCTATGCCAAGCCCACTTGATTCAGGAGCAGGAAACAAGACAGTAAACATCACAGTCAAGTTCGATCAAGCGACAGACCAAGATGCAAGACGGTTTGCCAAAAAAGTTAAAGATTACCTCGATCACGACCAGGAAATCTCAATGATAGGTGGTTCATAATGGCAGGCTGGACATGGTCAGGTACAGGATACCCAAGTCCTTCACAAGTTCAACCTGCTCAAAATGCACGACAGAAACAACTTTCGGATGCCGCAAAACAAGCATCTATCAATAACTACAAAAAAGACATTGAAAGTTTTGACAAAAAAATAAAGAACGAACAAAAATTTATTAAGATAAATGCAGAAAATATTGAGCGTTGGAACATAGTGATTAATTCTTCTACAAATCAAACAGAAATTGACAACGCCATAACTCAACGAGCAGAACAACGTAAAGAAATTGCTGCTTCAAATGATCGCATCATTAGATGGATGAAAGATAAAAACAATATTCAAAATCAAATAAATAAACTTATAAATAAGAAACCTGTTGTGCCAGGAAAACCAGGTGGCTCCACAACAAACACTGTCACTCAGGATGGTGGTAACGTGGAGTTCTCTGCGGAATACAAATATAACGCTCCTCTAGTTTCTGGAGCATATTTAAATCAAGGAATTTCTGCAGATTCATTAGGTGGAACTTTAAACACTAAAGGGTTCACTATTAACGCACCAGTGTTTACTGATGCCTATAATGCCTGGAGAGGCGTAAACGGTGGACGTGGAACTCTCCAGATGGATAGAAAATATGTAAACGCTCTAGCAAAAAAACAAAAAGAAACAGCAAGAGCAAAACTTGACCCACAGATGTACGGGTTTAAGTTCTTGTACAACCCAACAACAGTAAGTATGGGTTGGGGAGTGCAGATGATGATGGACCCTGAATTTGAAGCCTCTGGAGAAGATGCCTTTAACCCCATCAGTGCTGGGATGATCTCTAGTACAATTGTTTTTGAGGTGGTATTAAACCGTATTGGTGATTTTAACCATTTGAATGAAGATGGTTCACTCCGTGGCAAGTACCCGTACGGTCAGATCGATGTGCCTACTGAGGATAGAAAACAAATCTACAATCGTGGAACCATGTATGACTTGGAGTACTTCTTTAAAACAATCAATGGTCCTCATGCAACTTTTACTTCTGCTTACAACGGCTTGACAGCAGACGCTGGTTGGCTACGCCCATCTTCTATGGAACTTCATCTAGGTGCTGGAATGCGTTACAGAATCCGTATAAATGAAGTAGGTATCAACCACTTAATTTTTAATGATCGTATGGTTCCTATTTTGTCAAAAGTACAGTTTACTTGTGGTCGTTACAATGACGGTCCTGGAATTCCGTTGTTGCAAACTTCTAGGGGAGGAAATACAGGAAATAGTGGAGGTTCACTAATACTATGATCTATCTTGATAGCAGATACGCTGACGGTCCTTTGTTTAAGGCCTATGACTCACGCACTAACACCTACGAGTTAACGGTGTTCCGTTTGTTCCCAAGTTATCAGGTTCAGTATTTTTATTACACTTGGGTTGAGACAGACCGTCTCGACAGAGTTTCATTGAGGTTTTTAGGCGTTTCAACTTTATGGTGGCAAATCATGGACATTAACCCTGAAATTATTGACCCCCTAAACATTGCTCCAGGAACTGTGTTGAGGATTCCTAATGAGTAATACTACACAGAATCGATTAGGGACTTCGTTTACTGTCTCTTACCCAGACTTTCCAAGTTTTACAATTACTCCAAAAGGGTTTACGTTAATTCAAGAAACAGGTAAACAAGACGTTTTAGAAATTACTTATTTACGAGATAGCATTGTCTTCTACAAAGGATTAAAAACAGGTGCCACTGTTAAGTTGGAGTGGAAAACATCTAACAATATTGTTGGTGAATTCTTTGGGTACGTAGTTGACTACACACCTATCACACAACAGACTCTTCGTCGTCCAGTTACTATACGAGCCATTGGTGCTTCCCTTCCATTAAAAGAAGGTGGTAATAAAATTTGGAAAAACAAGACTGCTCCAGATATCATTATTGAGATTGCTAAGAAGTTTAAACTAAAGCCAGTAGTAACTCCTCACCCAATGATCTTTAGCCAGCAGTCAATGCTTAACCATACCTATTGGGAAAAAATACAAGAACTAGCAGGCCGCATTGGTTACGTTGCACAGGTAAACGGTACAGAGTTGCACTTCCACCCCATAGATAAGATGATTGATAAATTTATAACAACTATTCCAGTGTTATCTTTCTTTGACCCTGTTGGAAATATTTGGAATGAGTTAAATTCTCAGACTTTAGATATGTTTAAACCAAAAGTTGGAGATTACATTGACAAATCTTCTTACTCTAAGAAAGACAAAGTTGTTAGTGGTGTTGATCCTGTTACAGGTAAGTTCTACTCCTCATCCAAATCTCCTACAACTGTTGGAAAGAACTTAAGAACCTCAAACTTAGATCCACTATTCTTGGAAATACTCCCAGGTGCAATGACAGGGAATGCACAGGTAGCAAACACTATTGCTCAAGCCCATGCTCAACTCTCACGTTTTTCAATTACAGCCGATGCTTCCAGTCAAGGTGACCCTAGAATTTCACCTTATAGAACTGTTGAAATTTT